ATCCCACCGAAAGCAATCGTCTTGATGGTTCGGCCAACAGCGTAGCGGATAGCCTTTCCAGTGTTGCACTCCTTCATTCGTCTTGTCCTGATAGGAATTGGCGGAGCGCCTTGTTTTCTTTAACGAGTCGATTGTTTTCTTCGTTTAGCGACTCGATGCGAATATTTAATAAGTCTACAAGCAATTCAAGATCAGCCATCTGTTCTTTAACTAGTCTTGTAAGATTTAGTAGTCTTGTGATGCCGTCGAACATAGTCTTCAATTCTTTCTAGGTGTTGTTCTGCCAATGCTCTCCCCTCCGGCGTGTCGTCGTATGTGTGCTGATATACTGGGAGCGGGTCGCCCCTTTCGAGGCGCAACCCTATCGGGCAATCGTTCATGCAAATAACAAGCCGGAGAGAGAGAGTTCCGTTCATTTCTTAGAACGGAATATCGTCGGTTTCGTCAGCGGGTTGTGCAACATAGCCGTTGCTTTTGGCTACGATGTGCTTGTCGGTTTTGGCCGCTGGCTTGCGCCGGTTGCCTAGCCACTTTGCTTTCTCGTCTCCGAACAACCACCGTTCTACGCAATTAAACTGATGCTCTGGGTTGGTTTGTCCTGGCTCCACTCCGATGACGCAGACGCCCTTTTCACCGATCAAGTCTTCGGCTTCGACGGTTACGTCTTCGCCTGGAACTACGGCCCGACCGATGCTAGACAGCACTTGGTCAACCTTCCACGCCGCCTTGGGAGTGAACGTGAGATGTTCCCACATCTTCGGCCCTTCTACGCCACCTTCAAGGATGACGGCGACATCGAGCTTGATCGTCGGGTTTCCTGCTTGGCTTGTCTTCTCGACGGCCTTTATGATTTCGACTTCGTATGTTCCCGGCTCGACGTAATAAATCGCGGCCTGTTTTGGTTCGCTTGCTTTGTATGTTGGCATATTTTTGTTTTTCTATTTTATTTTTGTTTGGCGGAGTTGTGTTGTCGGCGCTCCGGCCTTGATCGCCGTTGTATCTGGCTCCACGCCGTTGTTGGCGCAAAACTCGATATAACTCTTTTCTGACAGCTTACCGCCCATAGCTAATATCAATGTCTCTTTCGTGATACCTTCCGAGGCTTTAGCGATAGCTTCAGCTTCCACAAACTTGCGTCCGCTCATGCTGGTTAGTTTCCATCCAGGCACTTCGTCACCATTTTCTAGTCGAGTCTTGAGATGACCCATCACCGGCTCCGCGATCTCCTTCTCGGCCAGCTTCCACTCTTTTGCGAATGCTCCGAGCGACTCTGGCGTTGCAAGGATGCGCTCCTTGATCGCCTCGATGCTGTTGCCTGTTACGTCTGGAATGAGAGCGATAGCGCTCTCAGCCTGCCGCACGATGGCGTGGCAGTTGTTGTAGTGTTTGCACCAGCTGCAATACTCGCAAGGCGTCGGCTTCGCCTCCGCGCTTGTTGCGCGGTCGATTGTGCGCTGCGTGATCTGTTTGGCCTCCTCGTAGCTAAAATCATAGCTGCGAATCATTTTTTGATCGACATATACGACATGGGCAGTCCACGACGTGTCGAAGTTGTCCTCCATACACGCCAATGAATAGGCCGCGAGTTGCTCGCGATAGTTCCGCACTTGTCCTGTTTTTATGTCTGCAACCCACTTCTCGGATTTGCAGACTGCGTCTGCCGTGCCGAGCTTACTAAGTCCAGGAACTGCCATCGCCAAGTACTCTTCGCGAGTCTCTATGAACGATCCTTTAGCTAGGCGCGTCAGTTCCTCGACGCCGTAGGCAATAGCACCGGCGTCTTCGCCAACGATTGCAACGTCATGTTCTGCCGAGATAAGGTTGCGGATCGCAAGGTCAACCGCTGTTCCGCGCTCCGCTGCTGAACTCGTTCCGTTTGCGCCCTCGAAGAGAGCGCATTCGGCGAGTTTGGGAAGGGAGGATGGTGATATTTCTTTCGCTATCATTTGACGTCCTCCTGCTTAACTATATACTCAATGGCCTTCAGTAGGGATTCAGCATCATCAATGACATGGGCATGTCTCCTACTTGGATATCCATCTTCTTTCCAAGATTCTCCTGCATCGTATTTTCTTAAGCTTGGCGTATCAAATCCTTCATCGGGATTTGTATAATGTCCGCTCGCAAGAAGTCCGGCCACGAGTTGGCCTAAGAGCTGTTTCCTCTCTGCACATTCTGAGACATTAGCCATGCTAGGTAATTTAATCCCGTCAGATATTGATTGAGCTACTATGTTCATTTGTTTGAGGCCCTCCATTCGATCGCCGTGTTGATAAATTGATCCACGCGAAGCGCGACGCGGTGCAGGTATTCTGGAGCGCAGTCGCGCCACGTCTGCTCGCTCGTTAAGACTCCGCGTGCGAGAAGGAACTGGTTGACCGCTCCTTCATGCTCTGCGAGCCGTGCTTGCCATCCTACCATTCCGTCGGCTTCGACGATATGGTTTGGCGTTGCAACGGCCTCAAACAAATGTGCGACCGATGCCCATTCCAGCGGCAACTCTTCTGCAAGGCCAGATCGCGTCTTCGCGTCGTATGCTGCCGAGTGCGTTGTGAGCAAGATGCGCTCTTTGCCTCCGATACCCTTTCCCTTGCCGCTGTCTGTGGTTGATACCTTGGTCTTGAACCGCAAGAACCAAAGCTCGTCAGCAAACTCTTTCAAGAGCGGCGCTGATTGCTTGCTTAGTTTCAGTTCGTATCGGTCGTAAGCGGCGAGTGCGTCCGGTGCTTCAAATCGCACAATCTTGCTGTGCGCGATCAAAACCACATTCTTGCCGGCATCAATGAGTTGATCAACGGACGATAGGAACCGGCTCATTCGCTCTGCCACCATCACCCATCCTTTACCAAAGCCAAAGTCCTCGATACTTGTTTTCTTGGTGCTTGCGAGTAGGTCTTCAACGCACAGGCGCTCTGCCCAGTCTGCCGAGTCGATGACGATGGTCTTGTAGTCGGTTGCCTTGGCTTCGGTCAATGCGTCCGTTAGTTGCTTCCACGTTCCGATCTCGCAACGGTCAACGTCAAGGTGGGACGTGCCGCCCTCGATGTCCAAGAATAGCGGCTTGGGGAATTTGGCCGCGAATGTGCTTTTTCCTACGGATTCGACGCCGTAGATGACGACGCGCTGGGCGCGTGTTTGTTTTCCTTTAGTTATTTTCATATTATATTTTTGTTGATTTTAGTTCTGAATATCTTCTAGCGACATACATTAGTGCAGCAGAATCTCTTTCTTCTGAACTATGAGAGCAGTCGATAAGTTCTTGTATTTTATTTTTTTGTATTTCTAGTGATGACCTGTGATCTCTATGGTTTTTTATTTTACCTTGTAATGATTTTATTTCTTTTTCTATTTCATCAATTTCAAGTTTATTATAAATAATAAACTCGATTGGTATTGGTGACTTTTTCATTTTCCTTTGTTGTTTGTTGTTTCTGAACTTTGATAGTCTCTTAACATTTCGTAGTTTAGCAGAGGACTACTACAGGATACGGCATTGGCTCGAACTCTTCCTCAACTTGTCTGCGTAGGTATTCAGGATGGTCTTCTTCTTGATCCCTAGAAAGTATGTATTCCTGCTCCGTTTTTGTAATCCAGATGACTTTACGAACTCCGATGTTATGGAAATAATTAAGTTCTCCGCTATCCCAATCTACAAGGGCCACGAGCGTATCTGGGCTTTGGTCTTTGATTGCTTTCAGCAAACAACCTACCGTAATCCGCCCAGGTGCCTGTATTACCATTTCAGGTATATCTTTAAATTCAGTTGCTAGTTCTATTTTCATTTTCTATTTTCCTTTTTGTTGTTCGCTGCGAAAACGGCCACAGCGAGTGCCGCCCACGAATGGGATTTAATGCCGTAGGTTGGCCCCGGCTGGGCTTTTGTTCCCTGCGGCCCGATCTTGTCGAGCAAGGCTTGGCGAATGTTCGCGTCCTTGGCTCGCATCGTTCCGCACAGGAAAAGTTTGATGTCCTTCCGAAAAATCAATTCAACGTCCACCCGTGCCACTTCGATGAATCGTCCGATCCATACGCACGTTTCAAAGGTCGAAGCCCCTACCGCCATGCCGTAGCTGGCGATCATCTCGCAGGCCACTCGATCGTATTCGCGGCCGATAAGAATCTGGCGGATCTCGGCATTCGGTAAGTGACCGTGGTCATGTATCCCGCGTTGGTCGTACTGCACGAACGCGCTGTGCGTCGTTCCTGGATCGAGTGAGAGTATCATGGTTAAGTGCTTTCGTTTTAATTTTGTCGGATGGGAGTGCTAAGACGTCGCAGATGCCTTGGAATGCTTTTGAGCGGATGAAATGAATTGCCGACTCCCTATCAAGTTCCTGTGCCTCGTTGAGTTGTTTGCTTTGAAAGACCTTCTCGCTTTGTAGATCGGCAACGGCCTGCTGAATCATCCCGCACAGAAGGCTGCGAGTGAACTCACATTCCGCGTCATGTAGTTCCTCAGCGGTCATTAACGGCGCTCCCGTTTGATTTGGCGGTTCATCCACCATCTGCGAGCCTGTTCCATCTCGCAGGTGGCTTTGATGTTGCCGATCAAGTAACCGGCGATAAATGCACAAGTTGTGCAGATTCCAAATAGGGCGAGAAATGTTAGTGGTTCCATATATTCAGTTTCTATTAGATTGTTGAAAATGTTTTTTGATAGTATTTCAACTTTGTCGGAATGTAGTTCGCTCTTTCTATTAGGTGTTCGTCGCGCAATACCGTTTTAGAAAGATTCTGCATGAGATCAGAAATACTTTGCGCTTGCTTTGTCAGCTCAATTATTGCGACTGGATATTGCTTTAAAGACT